CCCGGCCAGGGTCCCGGTGATCACCTGGGGATGGTCTGCCATCCACTTCCCCGCCTCCACCAGAGGCTTAAAGGCCCCTGCAGCGCTCTCGCCGAAATCCTTCAGCTCTCTGCGGGCCGTGGGGGCCATCCGTACCAGGTCCTCCAGGAACTGGCTCTCTGTAAAGGCATTGACCCCTTCCGTGAGACCCTGGACTGCCTCCCTGGCCGGATCCACCAGCCCCTCGTACATGGCGATCCCGGCGCCCTCGGCAGCGCTCTTTAATAACGTCACATCCCCAGCAAGATTATCGATCCGGATCTCTGCCATCCTCTGTGCCGCTCCGGAAGAATTATTGATCGCCTCCGTCAGCTTCTGGTAGTCCGCATCGCTGGCATTCACGATTGCCAGAAGACCGGACATAGCCTCCTGGCCGCCCAGCATGGCCGCATAGCTGGCCTTCTGGTCTGCCGTTAATTTCTGCATCCCGGTGCGCATCTGGTCCACAACCTCAGCCCAGGACTTCATGGAGCCGTCTGCGTTGGTGATCTCGATTCCCAGGTCTTCCATGGCTGCTCCGGATTCCGCCGTGGGCTTTGCAAGCCTTGTGATGGTACTCCGGAGAGCAGTACCGGACTGGGATCCCTTGATCCCCGCATTGGCCATAAGTCCGATGCTGACGGCCATGTCCTGGATGCTGTATCCCATGGCTCCGGCTGCCGGAGCCACATACTTGAAGGTTTCACCCATCAGGGCCACATTGGTATTGGAACTGCTGCTGGCCTGGGCCAGGACGTCTGAAAACATGGCGGAATCCTGTGCGGCCAGCCCGAAGGCTGTCAGGGCGTCGGTCACAATATCCGAAGTGGATGCCAGATCCTCGCCGGATGCAGCCGCCAGGTTCATGATCCCTGGAAGGCCAGCGACCATTTCCTTTGCCTTCCAGCCAGCCATGGCCATGTACTCCTCTGCCTGTCCGGCCTCAGTGGCGGAAAACTGCGTCGTTCGGCCCATTTCCTGGGCCGCCGCGTTTAACATGTCCATTTCTGACCGGGAGGCCTGGGAAATCGCCTGCACGGTACTCATCTGTTTTTCAAACGAACCGCCATATCCAAAGGATACTGCCACAGCTGCGCTGATTCCCGCAGCTGCAGCCTTCGCCGATTTCACCATTCCGCTGAAAGTCAGATCTGCCGCCCTGTCTAACGCCTTAAGGCCTCTGGTATCGATCTTTGAGAATGCCCGTTCCATATCCCGGCCGGACGCATACATCTTCCGTCTGAGCCGTTCCACATCCCCCTGGGCGCTGTCCACCGCTCCCTTTAAAGACCGGTTCGTCTTTCCAGAGATCTCGATCCCCAGCTGGTACTGTCCCTTTTTAGACGCCATACTTTCACCCCTTTCCTGCCCGCCGGATCTCCTTCATCACTTCCACCACATCCCCGGTAAACCGGTTCAGCTCCCCAAGCGGCAGGCCGTAATAAAAATCAAGACCTGTATTTGTGAACCTTGCCACATAAATACAGGTCTTTCTGGCCTCCCGGACATCCAATGCCCCCCGGATGCCTACATGTAGAAAAAACGGTAGGTCATGTTCTTTAAACGTACGGCATCCCTGGCCCGGAGCTGGTCCAGGGCCTCCACCGGAAGTCCGGCCACACGGGCGGCCGCACACTGGGCAAACCGGAGATCTGACTCCTGCATGATCACACTGCCTCCGCCGAAGGCCTCATACGCCGCGTAGATCTCCGTCAGATCCTTTAATGTCAGCATCTCATAGCCGGAAAGATCCAGCTCTGTGATCTCCTTCCCGTCATACCGGACCGGCTCGCTTAA